CCTGGAAGCAGTTGCGGCTGGCCGGCAGGACGATGACGACGCCGTGGTCGTGTGGCTGCTGGCAGCATGAGGGGCACGGCATGAGCGAGAAGCCGGCGGCCATTCCCGCTCCGTCATATACGCTGTTCGAGGGACTGGGCACTGGCCTGGCGCTGGCACGGCGGGCGCTGGACGAGGTTCGCGCACTGGCGCGCGCCCCTGGACCGGAAGGCAAGCGTGGGCCAAAAGGCGACGCGGGCGACAAGGGCGAGCGCGGCGAACCGGGGAAGCCTGGCGTGGCAGGAGCCGCCGGCCTCGACGGCAAGGATGGCGCACGCGGCCAGAAAGGCGAGCCGGGCCGCAATGCGAGCGACTTGACGTTGCTGCAGGAACACATCGACGAGCGGATCGCGCAGGTGCTGAAGGCCGCCAAGGTAACCTCGGTCGATGGCGGGCGCACGCTGCAGGTATCGCTCGCCGGCACCGTTCACGAGATCAAGACGGCGCTTGTGCTCGACGCCGGGGTCTGGACCGAGCGGGCCTATGTGCAAGGGGACGCCGTCAGCCACGGCGGGTCGCTGTTCATTGCCCAGGTCGAGACCAGTGCGAAACCCGGCAAGTCGGACGACTGGCGCCTCGCCGTCAAGCGCGGCGCCGACGGCCGTGACTTTCGGCCGGACGACAAGGGCGGGCCGCTCGAGCCGGTCAGGTTCAAGTAGATGCACTCGAGCCTCGAGATCATCGACGAGTCGACCGACAGCGCCGGGCCGGACCTGGTCAGCCTCGACGACCTCAAGCTCGCGCTCGGGATCGAAGGCAGCGCGGACGATGCGGCGCTGCAGGCCGCCATTACGTTTCAATCACGGCTCATTGCGGAATATTGCGACCGGCGGTTTGGGCGCGCGGAATGCCTGGAAACGTTTACGTTCGATCGCAACGAAGTCTTGCCGACGCGGCAGGCGTTGACGCTGTCGCTCTATCCGGTGGTCGAGGTGATCGAGATCTCGACACTGGGCGCCACCGCGGCCGACTACGAATTCGACCCGCCGACCGGACGCATCTGGATGCCGGACGGCGTCTGGGAGAACAAGATCACGGTCGCCTATTCGGGCGGCTACGATCTGCCGGAAGGGGCGCCGGCCAGGCTCGCCAAGGCAGTCATCGAGGCGGTGTTCGAAGTCAGGTCATCCGGTGGGCGCGACCCGAGCATCCGCGATATCAGCCACGGCGATACGCGGATCAGTTACTTCACCTCGGCGACGGCAACGGCGAATTCCGGGTTTCTGTCGGCACCGGTGATCGATCTCATCCGGCCGTTCCGGCGGCTGGGTGTCGCATGACCATCAACGGGCATCCGATATGAGCGAAGATGCATTGGCGGATCTGAGAGAAGAAGTCCGCAAGCTGAAAGAGCAAGTGCGCGAGTTGCGCGAGGAAGTAACCAAACTGCGCGGCGCGCGGTCCTGGGGGGATTACACCAGTGCGTCAGCTTGAGGACTTGGAGCGGTTGCCATGTCATTGACGGGACTATTGCTCGGGCTGATCAATGCCGCAATCGTGGCCGCCATCTTCGTGCTGATCGGCGCGATCATCGTCATGGTCGCGAAGTGGTTCAGCTACAGCATCGACTGGAATGTGCAGCGGCTCTACTTGCTCGTGGTGCTGCTGATCGTTCTGTACATGATCGTGGCCATGCTGCTGGGATTGCCGACGTGGCGCATTATCCATGGGTAAGTCGATGCCGTTCTGGTCGGTACCGCGCGAGTGGCCGGGGGAATGCTGCTTCGTCATTGCCGGCGGTCCGTCCGTGCTCGCGCACGACCTCGAGCAGTTGCGCGGGCGGCGCGTGATCGTCATCAACTCGAGCGTCCATGCGGTGCCGTGGGCCAACTATCTATATTTCGGCGATTGGCGCTGGTGGAACGAACCAGAGAACAAGGCAGCGGTCGCCGGCTTTGCCGGCCGCGTCGTCACCACATCGACTATGTTAAGCGATCAACCGAAAGTCCTGCTGTGCCGCAAAGGCAAGCCGCCTGGACTGGCGCGCGCGCCCGACACCCTGACGCAGAAGTGGACGTCGCTGACCGCCGCGACCAACCTGGCGGCGCACCTGGTTGGCCAGGGCGGCACCATCGTCTGGCTCGGCGCCGACGGCAAGGCGGCTCCGGATGGCACGGTGTGGCACCACAAGCCGCACCGTTGGGGCCCGAAGCCGGAACGCTACGATCGCCATCGCGGCGATATCGCCACAATGGTCGAGCCGTTGCGGGCCATGGGGATCACGCTGCTCATCGCCGGTCCCAGCGCCTACGCCGACCTGTGGCCGGTCGTCGAGCTCACCGACGTGCTCGAGCGGCGGGTGGCGGCATGAAGATGACCGCGCCGATCGTGTTCGATGGCATGCACGGGCTCGGCGACAACGTGCACCAGCGCGCGCTCGTGCGCCGCGTGCTCGCGACGTCGGATTCGGACGTGTGGCTCCACACCCCGTGGCCGTGCCTTTATCACGACCTCGTCGGCGAGCGGTTTGCGGTATTGCCGCCGGCCCGAACGACGCTGCGCACCCAACGCAAGAACGTTCTGCGCGAGAGCGAAAGCTATGCGCGCCTGCGGCGGACAATCATCCCGCCAAAGAAAAAAAAGATCTGGTACGACACGACGTGCATTCGCGCCTCGGGCTCCATCCTGGGCGGCATGCTGCGCTATACGCTGCGTCAGGAGCTCGACGGCGCGGACTTCTCGTTGCCGGTGCCGCAGGCATGGCGCGCGAAGGCACTGCACATCGTTCGCCCACGGCCCGGCCGTCCTATCATGGTGCTGCGCCCGCTGGTCGACCGCACCGAGTGGGGCGGCTGCGCCACCCGCAATCCAGACCCGAAGGCTTACGCGGCGATCTACAACGCCATCCGCTCCCGGTTCTTCGTGGTGTCGATCGCCGACCTGGTCGACGGCGTCGAATGGATTTGTGGCGACCATCTGGATGCCGACGTTGTCCTGCACGCGGGCGAGCTGGACGCCGAGGCCATGATTGGTTTGATCGCATCCGCTGCGCTCACCTTCTGCTCGCCCGGCTTCGCGTTGATCCTGTCGCAAGCTGTCGGCACGCCGGTGATCGGTGTCTACGGCGGGCGCGAGTCGTCGCGCTTCTATGCGTATGGCGCGCGCTTCGCGCCCACGCTCGGCATCGACCCAGTGCGGCCGTGCAACTGCTTCCTGCCCCAGCACCAGTGCAACAAGGACATCGATCTCGTCCAAGCTCACGCACGCATCGCTCATTTCGTGGACACACATGCATGTCGCTGCCGACCGTTCCGCAATCGCGATTTGACGTGCGGCCCATCGATTGGGCCGGCTTGCCGCGGCGCTACATGAACCCCGGCGAGCTCGAGGTGCTGATCGCGCTGGTGCGCAGCGTGTCGCCCCGCCACGTCATCGAGATTGGCGTCAATGCCGGCCGCACGGCCAAGGCGATCCTCGCCAATGTGCCGGGTATCGAACGCTATACCGGGATCGACGTGATGCCAGGCTATGTACCGGCGAAGGCAGTGCAGCGTCACGAGGTGCCCGCCAATCCGGGCGAGCTGGTCAAGGACGACGCGCGGTTTCACATGGTGGTGCGCCCGCGTGGATCACTCGATCTCACGCCGCAGGACTTGCCACCCGCCGACGTGGTCTTCATCGACGGGGACCACGGCCGCGCGGCCGTCGAGCACGATAGCGCGATCGCGAGGGCGATCGTCAGGCCGGGTGGGATCATCGTTTGGCATGACGTGCATGACCTCGGCACGGTCGACGTCAAGGATGTGGTGGAGTCCTTGCACCGCGACGGCCGCGACATCGTACACGTCGAGGGCACGTGGCTCGCATTCGAGCAGCTGACGCTGTGACCATCGACTATAGCGCACTGCTTTACGACCCGGTCTATGCCGAACTCGGCGTGCCGGCAGTTATCGGCAGCAGTGAGATCACTGTCATCGACGACACCCGGCCGAAGGTGTTGCCAGTCTCGGCGGGAACCCAGGCCGCCGAGGTGCGCAGCGTCGGACCAGGCGCGTTCGCCCGGATACCCGAACTCACCGCCAAAGGTATCACACGCGATGTCTGGCTCGGCGCAATGATAGTCTTCAACGGCCGAGCCTGGACGGTGCGGTCCTATGAGTTGCGTGGCAGCCCGAATGGCGAGGATGAGGGCGAGGTGCGGTTGCTGCTGAAGGAGCAGGCAGACGGCAACGGCGGCGGCAACGGCGGCGGCTTCGCATCGTCTTCTGTTTCTAGCCGATCGATTTCAGGAGGAGCGATTTGATGGCCGTGGTTCTTGGAACGCCGTTCGATCGCGTCGAGTGCCCGACGGCGACCTTGGGCATCGGCCCGGTTAAGGTGACCGATCCAAACCCACGTTATATGCGCCCTTATGATGCCGGCGTGCGCGATGGCGATCCGGTTACCCTGTTGCTCGAGGAAGGCAGCGACTTCGAACTCGTCGAGGCGACAGCGCGGAATTGCAGCGCGCAGAGTTGCGAGTTTACACGCGAGTACGTGCGTTATTCCTCGATCGGCGGCGTGATCAGTCAGGCCAAGCTTCCGCTCAAAGGTGCGGCTCGCGCGTCTATCGTCGCCGGTGCTGCCGACCTCAACGTGCATAGAGGCGGCACGATAAACGGCGACATCACACTCAACGGCGACCTCGCTGTCAGCGGCACGCTCACGGCGCCAGGGCTGGAAGGAACGCCCGGCCCACAAGGCCCGCAGGGCGAGCCGGGGCCGATCGGGCCGCAAGGGCTGCAAGGTGAGCCGGGCGCACAGGGACCACAAGGCCCACAAGGCACGCCTGGTCCGCAGGGGAATGCAGGAGCCGCCGGCCCACAAGGTCCCAAGGGCGACGTCGGCGCCGCCGGCCAGACTGGTTCGCAAGGACCAAAAGGCGACAAAGGCGATGCGGGTTTGCAGGGCGTTCCCGGCGCGCCAGGATCGGCCGGTGCGACTGGACCGGCAGGCCCGTCGGCCGTCAGCGCCAATGCTGGAAACTCAGCCAGGCTCGGCACCGACAACCTGATCTTCGTCCCAGCGCCTACCAAGGGCGTCATCGACGGGTCGCCGGCAGCTGCTGGCGACAAGGGCGAGTACCGCACTGCCAGCAACACTGTCGGTTTTAATCTCGTCACAGCCGTGTCGGCCAACGTCACCACGTTGATCCTGCCGCCGGGCGACTGGGGCATCTGGGGCTGCGTCATCTTCACGCCGACGTCCACCGGACCGAACTCATTGTCGGCCGGGATCAGCGGCACGCCGGCTACGCTGCCGTCGAACAATGACATTACGATCGGGTTCGGCACCCTGGCCGAGATTTGGTCCAGCTCGATCACGTCGGGCAAGCGGCAGGTGTACCCGACCGGGCAGTGCACATCGAACTCGGCCACCCAGAAGAATGTCTACCTGGTGGCGCAGGCGACCTTCGGCGGCGGGTCGGTGAACGTGACTGGTTACATTTCAGCCAGAAGGGCGCGATGAGCATCGACGTCCGCGAGGACATCCTGGCGCGCCTGCTCGAGGTGGTCGCCGGCATTCCGAATATCCGCTCGGCGCTGCGCAACGATCCCGACATCCCGGAAGACAAGCTGCCGGCCGCGATCGTGTTCGATGGCGACGAGGAAACCGACGACGCGTCCGACCTGTCGATGCGGCCCGCCAACCGGCCGACCGTCGTGCGCATGCAGCCCGAGATCGTCATCGCGCAGCAAGCCGACGAGGTCGGGTCCGAGCTCACCACCCTGCGGCGCGAGCTGATCCGGCGGGTGCTGACCGATACAGCGCTGAACGAGACGATCGTGAGGACCGGAAGGTTCGGCAACGGCGCGATCCGCTACCTTGGCTGCCAGACCGACCTAGGCTGGGGGCGCTCGCTGCAGGGC